CTGGGCCTTGTTCACGTCCTTACACCCCATGTCATCCAATGGCCTCAGCTTCATAATGGTGTCTGATGTCATCTTCAGGTTGGCGGCTTTGGCGTTCTTGTCGTATCGGGTTTGACGGGCCGTGTCTTTCTCCGTGTCATAGGCTGCTTTAAGCTGATCGGCCACGCCTGAAAGCTCGTTCTGATAGGTCGCAACGGGGTCTTTCTTGCGGGCGTTACGCTGAAGGTTGGCGAACGATTGGGCTTCGTCTGCTGCCTTCCGCTGGGCGTCGGTCATCATGCTGCGCTCGACGGCGGAATAGTCGCCCCTGGCCATAGCGGCCTGTCTGGCTTTTACCAGTTCCGGGCTTGTTTGGTCTGGCAATCCGTCCTTGTTCTGATCTGGGTCAAAGTCAATGCCGGTACTGTTGTTCACCACCTGATTGCCAAATCCTGCATCACCTTTTTTGCTGGGAAGTGGCGCAGCTTCACCGCCGCGAGTCGTGGCAAGGTTGGCAATGTCAGCGAACGAGGCTTCACCGGCAGCGCCTTTGCCCCTGAAGACTTCAGTTCCACCGTAGTTGCCCGCATAGCCTGCGCCATCAAGGCCGGGGACTGGTACGGTGTTCCGTGCGTTCACCTTGTCGCCAGCGGCTTGACTGTTGGTCTGAATGAACGATGTCGCCAGCGGGTCGGCATTGGTCGGCATTCTGTTGGGCAACGGTTGTGCTGCTACTGGCGCAGGTTGCGGCGTGGATTGTGCTGGGACAACTGCGGCGGGGGCTGGGTCTTCTGCTTGTCCGGTAACAAGCCCTTTGCCAAAGTCCTGAATGAGCGGAACTGCTGCGGTTACTGGGGCTGCGAGTTGACGACCAATACCTTGAGCCACATCAAGAGCCTGCCCGGCACTTGCGCGAACGGTTGCCCCCGCTCCTCGCATGGTGCTGAAATTTCCAGCGCCCATTGCCTTTCCAAGATCGCTGAAGTTCTTACGCAATGATGCGCCTTTTGATTGCGCCGCTACTGATGGTTTCTGCTCAGGCGGCAATGCAGTTGCAGGCTTTGGCGGCGCGAACTGTGAAAAGCTGGCAACGGGTTTTGTGGGTGTAGACTTCGCTCCCTGGTAGGCATTGGTGGGGCCAAGTCCGAGAATCTCTCTGCGCTTCTTTTCGTCAATCATGGGATGCCTCAATTATTCAGTAAAGTCTTTGGTTGCGATGTTGTTTACAACGCTCATTGCCGCCGATGCCATACTAGCGTATGCCCCAGCACCAGCCATGGCAACATCAGCCGCCGTGTTGTTTCTGGACTGGAACATTTCTGCACTGGCAATGGCTCGGCGCGTGTTGATTTCTGCGCCGGAGATAACGTGCTTCAAGCCTTGTTCCTTCGCTTGTAGCTCAAGGTTTGATTCAGATTCGCGGCCTCTCAGCCCTGCGAGGTAGGCGTCAAGCGCAGCCTTGGTTAACGCTTCACCGCTATCAAACTCCTTGCCAGCAGACAGCAATGCGGCTTTGTGGGCCTCAAGGTTGGCGTTATACCGCTCAATCAGCGTCCGGTTGTTCTGGGTAATCACATCAGACTGGATGCGCTGGCCTTCAATCACGGTGTTTGATGCCCGGATTCTAGCCTCGTAGCCTCTCAGCTTCTCGCTGTAGACACCGACCTTGGCAATATCGCCCTCAATGGATGACCGATAAGCGCCGAATTCTGCCTCTTTCGCACCCACACGGGCGGCAAAGCCCTGAATCTTGGCCTTGTAGCCTTCAAGGTTAAGCCTCTGGAACTCAGCCACGGCCTGAACGCCTTGAAGTTGGCCTAGATACAGTTGGATTTTCGCTTGTTGAGCGTCAATTCGGGACTGGTAGAGCGCAATGGCATTCCTATCCAGATCAATCTTCAGCTTTTCCGCCTCTATCCGGGCTTCAAACTTCCTGATTTCAGCGAATGCAGCCTCGACTCTGATCTGATAAACGTCAGCCTTGGCCTTGAATACCGCTGTCTGCGCCTGAAACATGGAGACTTGAGCGTTGAAAATGGCAACGGCAAACTGACTGACTTCACGGGCATAGGAAATAGCCAACTGTCCAGCCTGAAGGCTGTTGTTCTGCGCCTGAAGGACGGCGGAAACCATGGCTTGCCGGATGCTGACCGACACATTCAGGCAGAATTGCAGGTGCTGGACTTCGATCTGTGCCCGGTTGATTGCGGTCTCAGACGCGCCCATGGATACCGCTCTGGCGTGATTTGCCACGGCTTCCTTAACCAACTTCGCCAACAATCCAGGGGGTGCGCTGTAACCCCTACGGGACAGTGATTCCGTTACCTGTTTCTCTACCGCAAACCGTTCATCGAGTGCGCGAGAGACTGACCTGTTGAAGATTTGTTCTTCCACCGCATCATCAATCGCCGTGTTTCCAGTGATGGCCGTGGCCAACTTGGATTCAAGCGTGGTCAGTGCATTGTGGTAGCTGGGGTTGTAGGTCGAGATGAACGACTCAGCCGCCGACTCCATGCTGGCCTGAATTTCAGGCAGTCTGGTTTCGTAATCGGACGAAAACGTAGAGGTTGGAGAGGTTGGGGTGGTGCCCTCAAAATCTACATCGAACGACGGGGTGACAATGGTGGGAGCCACCAGAGTTGAAGTAACAGGCGGCACATAGATGGCATTGTCGATAGCTACCGCTGTAGGCAGATCAGGGGTGACAATTTCCGGCGCTTCCAGACCTGTTGTGTCAATGTCAAAGACAGGCTTTTCAATGTTGAACAGATTGGAGTCGTCTATCTCCTCCGGGGCTTCGGGTACCACCACGTCATCGGGAACCACAATATCCCGAAGGGTCACGGTGTCAGTGAAGGAGGGAGGGTTGTAGAACGTCCACTTCGAGGATGGGACTGTCCCGGCAATGTCAGGGACTTGGTACACCGCAAATGGAATGTTGGTATCAGACAGTGTGGCATAGCTGGAAGCGTAGTTGATCGCGCTATTGATCAGCGTTTCTGCCTCGGCCACAACACCACGGGCATCATCCAATACTTCAGGGAAGGAGTTTAACGCCATATCATTTCACCTTGCGCCGGGTGATTTCCGGCAGAATATCAATTGAGTCCACGGACATTGGCCCGCCGTTGGTGTTGGCTACGCGGAATCCCCAGTACCGGCCTTTTAAACCCTTGGGCATCTTGGCCCTGCGGTTCCTTCCGGTGAATGCCGTGGCGACAATGGCGCTTCTGTCGTTGTCCACAGTCCCGGTTACTACCAGCCGACCGTCCGCATTCGATCCGATGTAGACTGAATCCACACGCTTCTCGTTGCTGGCGTCGTAGTCCATTTCCGGGATGTCGAAGTAACCTGAAATGTCAGTGCCGTTGTCGTCTGCGCCTTCCAGCAAGAAGCATCCCGAACTGTTAAATCCATAGTTCTTGCCTTGGAATCTGACCAAAAACTCAAAGGGGTAGTTGGTATAGGCCGTCATGGCCCCTGTCTTGACGTTCATGGCGTAGGATTGGAGAACCCTGGCGACGGTAGCGGTTAGGGTAATCGTGGACAGGAAGACGGGCAGGGAGCCTTGAACAGTGCCGCTCAAGGAGGTAAAGGCGGGCAGTTCTCCATCGACCGAGAGGATTAGCGAACTGGTCAGCGTTGAGGACAGGGTAAAGGCGGGAAGCTCCCCATTTACCCGAAGCAGGGAATCGACAACGAGGCTGGCCGAACAGGTGAAGACCGGAAGATCCCCGGCAACAATCGCCCCACCAAAGATGGATGCCTCAAATACCGGCAATGATCCATTGACTGCGACCGTTGACGATACGCTCATGGTGGAATCAAGCGTAAACCTGGGCAGATCTCCATCCACGCGAAACAGCGGCGTGACGGTCATGGTGATTGTGCTGGTAAACGCTGGGAGTTCACCGTTAACCTGTCCGCCGAAGTAAATATCAGCGGTGAAGGTTGGAAGTTCCCCGTTGTTTACGCCGGTCGGCTCGGTCTCTCTGAAGATAATTTCAGCGGTAAGCGCAGGCATATTGCCCGTACTGACGCGGAACGTTTCAATGGTTTCGCCGCCATTGATCTCAGTCCCATTGATCTCAAAACCGTTTATCATTCTGGAATTCCTACGATTCGGCGCTGTTTCACATCTACCAGCACCACGGTTTCAGGGTCGAAGTCGCCACCACAGGATGAAACAGGCAGATTTCTCCCGCTTTCAGTTCGCACAAGCACCACGTCGAGGCTCATGGCTCGTATGACAGTGGCGGTCTCTATCATGCGACGTCTGATTCGCGGATGAAGCCTTCCCAAACAATGACGCCAACACAATCCAGGTCAGTCCCGAAGGTAGACACGGCAGCGCCGAATTGCTTGGCCCCTACGGTAGCCGTGGGGGCAGTCATGTGGTTTGAATAGTCGCCGGTCAACTTGCTGTGGGTCGTAGCAGCCAGCCAACTTGCCAGCGATCCGTTAACCCCGAAGGTCAGTTGAGGGTAGGTTGCACCACCACCAGGGGTAGACCACTTGGCCATTACACCCACAGACGTAGGGGTAAACCGAGCATAGTCAGGCAGCAGCATTTCAAGGCTGAACCCAGAGGTTGCACCGACACAAATCCACTGCACAGTGCCGTCCGTAGTGGTGGCTCCAGGGGTTGTGGTCAATGTAGGGGCTGATCCTGCGGTAGTTCCTGTGCCAAAGTAGCCACTGATCCAGCAGTAAGCGGTGTAGATGTAGCCGCCAGCGATGAAGGAATCGCCGTGCTTAACTGACGCGGTAGTTCCTGGTCTTGCGCCATCACCCAATTGAATGGGGATGGAATAAAGTACCACCTTGCCGCCCGCACAGGCCGCCACTTCGTCCACGTTGGGGGTGCCGGTGAACCAGAAGTCATGTTCCGCAATGAAGGGCAGGCCGTGGTATCTTGCGGCATGGTCGAACGGGATGTAGCCATACCCGCCACCACCACCGACAGCAGACGAATAGTCGATTGTCCGACCTGTCGCGGTGTCTGCACCGAGAAGATTGGCCGAATAGTCACCGGCAACAACCGCGCTAGTTCCAATGGCGACCGATTGAACCCCAACAGCGGATGAACTTTTCCCCAGCGCAATTGCACCAACGCCGTTTACCGTCGCGTCATCACCTATGCCAATGGCTTCAGTGCCAGTGACAGAAACAGACCTGCCAACAGCCAATCCGTTATCTGAGTTGACCGCGTTGTCAAAGCCAAGAGCAAAGCCCCGAATGCCTGTAACGGTGTTATTTACACCCGCCGCCCAGGCCAGTTGTGCAGTACAGTCATTGTCCCAGCCTACAGCCCCGGAATACTGGCCTGATGCCTTGTTGTCATGGCCAACAGCCGTTGCGCCTGCCCCGGTAGCCGCTCTATCTGCGGTGGTGCGGAAGGTCTGAAGATCAACAGAGTAAGTGCCTAAAGCGTTGTTGGTCAGGTCAAGAACAAAGTCAGCAGATAGCAACGTCTGCGACATTTCAGCCGTCAGACGACAGGAGATGATCGTCCCATACGGCCACTCTCTCGCAGTCGTTCCCTCTTGGGCGCGAGTAATGGTGAACGCGAGGCTTGAGATTGCCGTAATGTTGATAATCTCGTAGACGGATGCGTCTGAAGGGCTTACCAGTGTCGCCCGCAACTTATACCCAGCGGCGGGAGTTGCCATTCCACCAGCATCGGCTACGTTAACCGTCGTCCCAGCAACCAACAAAGGCGAGTCCATGGTGGTGGACTTGTAGTTGTTGTAATACTTGAATTTGCTTGCCATCTAGTTGAGCCTCACAATGAATAGATCCTGCCAAACGGCATTAGCGGGGTAGGTGCCCAGTGAATCGGGGAAGAATTGCGCCACGGTGTCGGAACCGTTGACGCCAGATCGTGAAATCAGGTCGCCATCGACAAAGGCCCAATACCCATTAGGGTTTGTGTGGGCAAACTTGCGGCCAATGTTGGTATAGGTTCGCCGTGTTGAGTCAGTGATCCCATAGACGTAGGTGCTTATCGCGGTCTGCGCCCACGGGCTGAATAGGTCTACCAAGTCGGTTGTGCCATTTTCAATATCGCCGCTGGTTTCTTCCGGCAAGAATGATGGCTCGATCATCGTGGTGGTGCTGTCCGTGACCTCTACCCCGGCCATGTATTCGTGTACCCCATAGGGCACGGGGCCAGCAATCGCACCATCTCGCAATACAGTATCGAGTTGTCTTTCCAGCGTTTCGGTGAAGTCGTCGGAATAACCCACCTCTTCATCTCCTGCCTGAACGTCAGCCACGCTTTCAAAGTAAAGCTCTCCAACAACGGCACCGCTTAGGGCGATAGAGAACTCTGTTGTTTCTGACGATGTTCTTTCATAGCCACGGTGCCCGGCATAGGGGGTGGGTGGCCCTGCTGGCGGACGTGAGCGGTAGATGTTCTCGTAGGAGAATGTGTCGTTAACCGAGTGGTCTGCGTTTATCAGGGTGTAGGTGCCATCTTCAGCCCAAAGAATGCCAATGGGTACAGATAGCGAATAGGACGCCGCTGATTCGGCAGTCCTTGTGATGGTGGTTTCAGTTGCAAAGACGGTGGTGATAGTGCCCGTCCTGGTGCCTTGCGGCTGGGATGGCTGGGCAATGGCTTCCACGTCAATATCAACGTCAAGGTTCCCGCTTTCATCGTAGGAGAAATCGTATTCAATGCGGTTTTTGTAGGTGATCACCACGGCTTTGCGGTAGTCACTGCGAAAACTGCATGAAACCAATCTTTCCTTGATGTAATCCGGCACGGTGTAGGTGGTTGTTACTCCATCCTCTACCACTTCGCCCTCTACGCCCTCTTTTAGCGCCGTATCGGTGAAGGTGTAGGAATCCTCAACGGTGTAGTCGTTCAGCCCTGTGGTGGCGTTTGAGAGTGGGATTGACAGCAGTTTGTAGCCTTCCAACTCGCTCAACAGCAGCAGAAACAAATGGCTGATTGTCATCCCGCAGTCGTGGGCGTCAAAGTCTCCAAGGCTTGCCGCTGGAAGATCAAACACCACCTTATTGCCTTTCGGATTGCCAAGATAAAACACCTCGCCCTGTGCGTCGCTGATGACACTACGCTTTCCTGATTTGTCCGTCAGCGAAAAGGCAGAAGAGTTATCAACGCCGTACTTGGTCAGCAGCTCAGCTTGTGTAATCCCTTTGTAGCGGAATCCTTCGCCCATTGGGATCAGCATGTGGTAATAGTCAGAGTCATTCCCTGGCCAATACGGGTCAGCCCCAACCTCGACCGCTTCACGGATCTGGAAGACGAAGGCATAGCCAGACGCCATGACAATGATCTTCCGTGATTCCATCGACCGCTGAATGATGATGGTTGCCCCTTCGACCGATAGCACCTTCTTGAAGAAGTCGGTACGCTGGGTGTCTAGCTGAACAAACCGCTGTCTTGCCCAGTCGTACCATTTGGCACATTCAACCGGATCGCCTATCGGGATCAGTTGATACGACTTGCCGTATTTCATTAAGAGGGGAAGGTGATGTTGAACACGTCACAGGTTACGGGGGTGCCAACGGCAATGGTGATGGTGGACAGAATTGCATCAGCGCCGGAGCCTGAAACACCCACGGTGCCGTCGATACGCTTCAGCGTGGTGGATGAACTGTCGTTGTCCGCAGCATTCGCCTTGAATCGGAACCACGCCGCTGTGCCAGCCGCAATGCCTACGCCGCGCCATGCTTCAGCCGTAGCCTTGGCCAGCACGCGAGAGGCCGCAGAGGCGAACTCAAGGCCGTTAGTGGCTGACCCTGCAGACCATGCGCCAGCGTCAACGGTGATTTTCAGCAGAATAGTTCCGCTTGGTGCATCGTTCGCAGCAGCAGGGCGAGAGCCGGAATAGATTTCAATGATGCCGTCAGCCATTCCAGACTTGATAGCGTCAAGGGCTTGGTTAGCAATGCCTGTGGAAAAGCCAAGTGCCATGGGTGTTACCTCTTAGTTTCGGGGATTGTTTGCGTTGCCGCTGGTATCGGTGAGAATGACAAGCATCTTTCTCCCGTCGTATTCTCTGACGCCAACAGCCGCCCGTGATCCTGGCGCTGCGCTGTAGTCGTCAATGGTTTGAAAGGGAAGAGCGGTGCAGACGCCTTTGTCTGTCCACATGTAAACGGTGTTGCCGTCCTTTCTGATGGCGTTGCCGGGTACTAATGCCGCGCTGTCAGAGAGGGTAATAAGTTGGTCGCCGGTATAGGCATAAATGCCCCGGCTGGTGCCAATGATTAAGACTTGGCCCTGGTCGCTGCCTGAAACCGCCATGCCTCTCACTTGCCCGTCCACAGTGATGTAGTCATCGAGCTTGAACAGGTGAGGGAAGAACGGCAGCGACGGATAGATAAAGCTGGTGTTGCCGTGGAATTCTGAGAGCCACAGCTTGGATTGAAACCACGCCACCACGTCGCACGTCTCAGGCGGTGGATAAGTGCCAATCTGATTAGGGTCAAGCGGCTGGGTTGAGGTGATGCCGTTCGTCCATGTGTATCCTGGTTGGTCGGTCTCCGTCAGCCAGTACAACTGATTGCCATTAACGTGAGACACATAAAGAACACAATCATGGCTTGCGAGTGTGGGGAGAGTGAATTGAATTCCTCCCTCAGACGACAAAGTAATCTCTGAAAGTCCACTGCAACCTCCTTCTCGACCGTAGGAGTCTTTGTACAAACAGGCCGCGAGATACCGACCGGGGGGAAGACTGCCCGCAATGGCCGTCAAGACCGGTAAATCAGGGGTTTCTACCCCCAAGGGCATGGCTGTATTGCCGATAATCCGCTTGAGCGACTGGTTAGATACCACCACCTTCTCGCCCATCTCGCACCAATAGACTTCATCGGTGCTGACGCTGGATTCCAGCACTTGAAGCACGCCAATCGACGGCACACGGCACAGATTCCCGTCGCTGATCACATACAACTGGCTTTCATCCGCGGTAGAGAACGCCCCGGTGACATTGCCAAAGCCTGAAGACGTGGCATACCCAGGCCGAAGGCTGATATTGGCTAGGTTATCCACGTCAACATTCTGCGAATCGGTCAGCCAGATAGCACTGGATTCATCCGGCCCCATGGCAGACGGCTTTTCGGTGTTGTTCATGCCCCGAAAGCGTTTGATTTTGACGGTGGGATCATTCTTCGGCATTAGGGTTTTGCCTTGATCATAGTGTGGCGGTATTGGGCCGGGAGCATCTTTCTCGCATCCATGAGCGCCCTTTTATCTGGCGCTTTTGGGTTCCCGTTTTCATCAACACACGCACCGATAAACGCATCAAGACTTTCGTTCAGCAAGTCTATGGCGGTGCGAAGAACCTCAATGTGTGCGCTTTGCTGCGCGGAAATGTTGCTATCGTTTTGCATTAGCGCCACTCAAATCGACCGCGAGGAGTCACGGCAAGGCTTTGAAAGTCGAATTCCATCTCAAGATGGGAGGGTTTTGGCCCGAAAGCGCGGGTAAACATGGCCTCATATTGAGCGGACATATTGGGATCGCGGGTTTCTGAGTCGTTCTTCAGGTAGGCTTTGTGCAGAATCCAATAAACCGCATCGCCCAGCATATCGGCGGGAACTTCGGGAATATCCGTGAGCAAGGTCATTGCCGCCGAAGGTCTACGCACCACCTCAAGTCGCAAAATCCCCTGAAGCGTGTTGGTCGGATAGAGGTACATCCGCCTTGTGCCCTGATCCAGAATGAAATGGGTGGGCGCGTCGGCAGCTTCATCCGCCCATTCCGCGTTCTCACGGCTTAGGCTTTGCTTGCTGGCCGGTGATATGGCCAGACCATCCCATGTAACCCGCAGGATACGGATAATGGAGCGGGGAATAGTGACAACGCCGGAGTTTGCCGTAACCGTGAACTTGGTCAGTCCCACAGTCTCGGATGAATCCCGAATGCAGCGAGACCGAATAGCCACTTCGTCCATGGCTTCATTCGCCCACCGGGTTAATTCAGTGGTTTTCCACAGCAGATTGTCTTCGTCCAAGGCTTCAGCGGCATTTTCCAGCAGCAAAAGATTGGTCGATGCGTATCCAGTGGTATCCGGCAGGTCATCGAGAAGCGTCCGCGCCTCACAGAGCATATCCCCAAGGGTTTCCATCAGCCGTCAATCTCCGCCCATGCTTCAGCCACCAGCGCAGCCGTTACAGTTTGGCCAATCGCAGCAGAAACAGCCTTAACGCGGGGCTTGCCGGTCTCGGTGAAATGCTCAGGGTTGGCGCGGTCGAGGGTGAAGATTGCGGACTTCACGTCCTCGGCGGTGATCACAACGTCATCTTCTGGGGGCAGAGGGTCTGGCGTGTCATCGTTGCGAATGGGCGGTGCGTCAGCGGGAATAGTTAACGCATCAGTGTTCCCCAATGCCATAGCGGCATAGGCCAAGTCGCCGTCAACCTTCGCCACGGCCATGGCATCTGAACATTTCTCGGCATATTGATCGCCAATCACGTCCACGGTCACAACGCCAAAGCCCTTCGCAACGTCTTCAGCTACGCGTCTAGGAACCTCCACCCAAATATCAGGATGGGACAGCAGTCGATCAGCAGCACCAGCAGGAACCGCCTTAATGTCGCCCTTGCCATTCCAGATAATGCCCGTCTTGGCCACGTTGTCAGGCTTCACCGGCTTGTTGCCGATGTATTGAAAATATCGGTAATCGCTCATTATTCCTCCAAAGAAAGCCGGGGTTGCCCCCGGCCTCTGGGTTATTGACCGTTGTAGACGTACTCGACAATCACACTGACAGCGCCAGTAGCAGCCGCGCCAATGTTTGTTCCGATCACTTCAATACCTTTGCCGTTTGCGATGACCAGCGGGCCGTTATAGGTCGCAGTCCCCGCAGCGGAGCCGGTATCAATGCCGTCTTGGAAGCCGTCGGTGTCATCGGTGCCTTCAGACGTGCCACCCAGGTAGCGATAACCCAGGTCGTAGGTCTGTGCACTGCCCAAGTCCGCGAACTTCATAAACACTCGCGTAATGGTGATGCCACCAGACAGCTTGCCGAATTTGACGATGGAGCCATCAGCCTCGGCAGCGTAGGTGTAAGAAAAAATGGCACTGCAAAGATTGCCATACTCGCCCGCCTGTGTAGCTGTGCGGTAGTTGGGGCCGGTGAATTCAGCCATGGTGTATTACCTCTTGAAAAAAGTAAGGCCCACCGAAGTGAGCCACAGGGTTAGGCGGAAACGTAGGTGTCCAGCACCATTACGCCGTGGTCGTTTACGCGACCGTCAGTGCCGGTGAAGCGGATCTTCTTCTTGCCATTCATCCAGGCAATGGAGTGTTCGCGCACGTTTTTGTGGTCGGTTTCTTCTTCGTTCCATGAGAAGGCCATCGAGCCACGGGTTCCGGCATGACCGTAGGCGTTTGCCAGGGCTTGCGCGCCCAACAGAATCGCCCGCTCGGTGTTGACGGCGGCAGTGACGGTAGTGGTAGTTGCAGCGGCCACGTTCTGGCACACGGTAACGGTTGAGCTGGCGGCGAAACGGATACGACGGCGCTGCTTCTTGATGAGGATGTTATTCCACATCACACAGTCGCCCATGAACAGCGGGTTTTTCCAGTTCGCGGTACGGCTGCGAGCGTTGGAAATCAGCGTTCTCCAGGTGTCGCCATCGGTGCCAGTCCAGAAGTCATACCACTGACGCGGAGTGACCATCAGCACATAGAACGGGTTTTCCTCGGACTGAGGATCATCCTTGTACTTGATGGGCTGGAGGGGATAGGCCATCTCGTCCAGGGTCAGGCGCAGCTTGTCCACAGCGTCCAGGCTGAAACCGTCGGAGCTGTCCAGGTTAGACAGGGCAGTAGCGTTGCCGCCGTAGAAATGCCTGTCGTAAGTGGGCGGTGTAACGGTGTTAACCATGATGCTGGAGAAGTCGGCATCCGTCGCCAAGGGAACAATCCAATCCCCAGCTTCGTCCTGGCCACGATCACCGGCCAAATGAACCAGCATAAGCTGATCCTCTAGGCGACCGTAGTAAGGGGTCAGTAGAGAACGGGAAACCGAGCGCAGATCGTGCATGGTGCGCTGGCGAGACATTGCGCCGCCAGAGGTGACCATGGTGCGGCCCTGGTTGATCAGCATGCTATCGGAAGCGTAGGACAGTGAAGCCCCATAACCCGCGAGCGTTTGATCACCCATGCGGGGCTTTTGGTTCAGTTGGTGAAAGATGTCGTAGTAAACGGTATCGCCTTTGCCTTTCTCCAGGTCGTGGATACGGACAATGGGCGCGCCAGACTGCGACTGCTTGCCGGAGGCTTTGCCTTCTTCGCCTTTCAGCGTAGGGGCACCATCGGTCAGCATGTTGCTGAAGGTGTGGATACGAGCGGACTCAAGGAACAAGGCCGCGTTATAGTGTTTGACTGTCAAGCTATTGCCAGTCGCAACGGTGGTAGTCATGTATTACCTCTCAAAAATATCAGGGAGGCGGCGCGTCAGTAGGCAGACAAAAGATCGTCGATGGACTTCCCGCTTTTCAGCATCTTTTCCATTTCGAGATAGATTTCTGTCTCTGACTTGTCGGCTGTGCGCTCTGCGAAGGAGGCTTCAGCCGCGCTGTCTACGCCGCCTATATCGGTTAGGGATGTTGGCTTTCGTTGGGACTCGCGGATGATTTGATCCGCTGTCTTGGTGGTCTTGGGCGCTTCGCCAAGGCGTTGCTTGACCATATCCACCAGGGTTGATGTGCGTTCGGAGAGTGGTTTACCGGCATAGTCGGGGCGGGTCAGAAGATAACGATCAACCTTTTGCACTTCCTCCCAGGCAAGATCAGACTGAAACCAGCGTGAAAGGTCGGGATCGGCTTCAATAGCGGACATCACCGGGTCTTTCTCAGGCTGTTTGACTTGCTTGGTGCTGTTGATCTGACCAAGAAGTATTTCATTTTGGCGAGACAGCATCGCAACCACTTCGCCAATCTCCCCGTAGCTTTCCAGTGCTGCCAGCTTTTCAGCATCGAGCCGGAATTCTTCGGGCAATTGAGCGGGTTGCAGGTCGTGTTTCTTGATCTGGTCTTCATAAACCGCATTCAGGCGCTTGAATCTGTCCAGCTCTGCCAGCACGGATGGGTCGGTCTGCGGATTGCTCTGCATCTCGGCCAGTTGTGCTTTCAGTGTTGCAGCTTCTTCGCGGTACTGTGCTGCTTCTTGGCGAGCCTTCTTGGCCTCACTCAAGGGAACAAGCCGGTCATCTCCTTTGCCGCCTTTTTGTGCCGGTTCGTCATCCACCTGTGCTGGCTTTTCGGTATCCACGCTGCTCGAAGCGTCGGTGTCGTCTTGCGATTCCACTACGTCTGTTTTGGGTTCCGGTGTCAGTTCAGGGTTTGACAGTGCGTCCATTTCGGCTGCGATCCGATCCATCATTTCGATGTCACCGTCTGCAATAGCCATATCCAGTTCATCATTGAGTTCATCAATGGTCTTCATAGTCACTCTCCGTCTTCTGGTCGGGAGCCGATCCCCGATTACGCGTTCCAGATGTTTGATTGCCCAGTGTCGGGAGCCGATCCCCGCTACGCTGCACTGGAATTACGTGGGAAAACCCCACAAAAAAACCCGCTCGAAAGCGGGCTTTGTTTTGAGGTCTTGGCCCGCCTAAACGGGCCTGATTGAGTTAAACGCCGCCCTCGTAATCGGTGGCCACGGTTGCAGCGCCAACAACGATCTTGCCAGTTACCGGATGGGTCACACAGAAACGCTCCCCGGCTGTATTGGCGGAATCAACCAGCAGCAGGGTAAGAACACCTGACGCATTGGTGTTGGCAACGACGTGCTTCTTCGCGGT